CATCATCAAACAAAGCATAATGTTTTGGCACGCTTGTTGTTGAAGCATTAGGGTATGCTTCTCTTATAAAATTAACATCTTTAAATAATAAAAATTCTTGACTATCTGAATTAGTTATAGATAAAGAAAAGTTATCTAAAAAATCACTTGGAGTAGAAAGATATTGATTTCCTGAAGTTAATGTTCCTGTAGCATTTTTTCTAAAATCAGGAAGTTTTACTGCTTGTAATATTCTATCTTCAGCTTGTTTAATTAAGTTTGGAATATCAGAAACAAAAGTACTTTCTGTATTCTGTAAATAATTTTGTATTAAAGATTTAAGTTCTGAATATGTCATTTATTATGTAGAAACAGTAATTGTTCCAATTTCTCCTGTTATATCTAAACCAACTGTTTTTGATCCTAGTTCTGTAATGCCACCACCAATAGGATCAAATGCAAATAATCTTCTTGAGTCTGCTTCTCCTGTGTCTACTCTTGGATCATATAAAGACTGAGGATCAATAGTAGATAGTTCGTTTACATCATACTGTGGTTGATCTGGATCAAAACATTCATAACATACTTTTAATCCATTTTTTTGTTTGTTTTGTACTTCATATCGTAAATCTTTTAAACGATATGTAAATCCACATCTATCACATATTGCTAATGCTTTTTTGCCTTGTGCGTACATTAGTATATTTTCCTAATAGTATAGTTAAATGGGTTAACAGAAGATTTAGTATATAAATTACCTTCTATATCTATACCTTTTAAAAAAGTGTTATTAATTTTAATTATTTTTTTTAATTGAATTGTAAAAGTATTAGACATATTTCCTTCTTTATCATATTCAACTACCATTATTTCATATTGCTCTTTAGTAATTTTATAATAAAACTGTAATAACTTCTTAAACATTTAAGTATATGAATTAAAAGGTACAAATCTTACAGATGCTCTTTCTCTATCTGCATCAGCAACTTCATTCCATAATTCATTATACCTTTGTTGAATCATTGGCACTTTAGCTAATGCTTCGTTATTTTTACAAGCTATATTATAAGCAAGTCCATATGTTAAACATGGTAAATATCTGGTAGGTATTGCTGCAGTATTACTTGCAAGTGTTCCTGTATCTTCTATTTTTTTTATGTAGTAATAAACTAATGTATATGTAGCCTCACCATCAGGAGAAGACCATAGTTTTATAGTTGAGTTTGCATGACCTTTATCTAAATGAAATAAACTAGGTTTGCCTTGTGAAAGCTTGTTAGCAATATGTGAGTACTCACTAACTGATATTCTTCTAAGTGTTTGATCTGATTGTTTTGTTGTATCGCCTGAGTCTGTTCTAATAAAAGCTTCAATAATTTCTAGAACATTACTAGATAAATCATAGCTAAAAGTTCCTTGAGTTAAAGTTTGAGTTCCTGTTTCTACAGAAAAAAGATTAAGACCTTTATTTTGCCATTCAAGAAATAATAAATCTAAACCACGCCTAGCAGTTTTATAGTCATAACCTGAACTCATTTTTAAACCACATAACTCATGTGCTTCTTCTAAAATATCAGATAGGTCTAAGTTAAAAGCTGTAGTTCCACTTGTTGCCATTATTTTTTCCTAATTTTTTTTGTTCCATGTGGAACTTTTTTTTTCTTTTTACCAGCAGAAGAAATTTGTTTTTTCATGTTTGATCTAGATATAGCCATTAACACTTCCACCTTCTTCTTGCTTGTCTTATTCTAGAATTAGGATCATTTCTTGTTTTAGCTGAACTTCTTTTAAGTTGTCCTGCTGATCTTGCACAATAAGACTTTCTTCTTTTAGCAGCTTTGCTGCCTTTTTTTACTTTGCCTGTTACAGCAGTTTTTAACTTACTACCGGGATTTTTTCTTCTATATGCAGCTACACCTTTCTTGGTCATACCAGCACCACTTTTGGTAGGGCGATAGTTAGCACCCTTACCTTTAGTGGTTTTGCGTATAGGATTTTCTTTTTTCCTAGGCATAAAAAAATTTATTAAATATCGCCTTTGCCTTTTTTACCTCTTGGTAATTTAGGGTCTGGTCTTACTGATCTTTGAACTTTTCTAATCTTAGAAGGTCCAGTAGGCATAGAAGGTGTTCTTGGAACTCCCATCATTCCACCAGCTCTCATACCTTGCACTTTACCACCAGTTTTCATTTTAATAACTTCATTAAAAGTAGGAACACTTCTGCCATCCATCATTTTACTCATTTTTGATGAATACTTAGTATTTTTAACTGTTCTACCACCTTTCATTTTTGAACCATATTTACTTTTTTTACTCATTTTTTTACCTTTTTAGTTTTTTTAGCAGGTGTTTTTTTTACTGCTTCTTTTTTTGCTTTAGGTTTTTTCTTTACAGGTTTAAGCTCTGCAATCATTTTATCTGCTTCAGCTTCCTTCATAGGTCCAGCTATTAGCTCTCCACCTACTTCGCCTTTCCAAATAAGAAATGCAGGGGTTTCATGCCCATCATTAAAATAACCATTTTCTTCTTTAATATACATATAAATACCTTTAATTAAAATTAGCTTAATACCAGACTTTCATCTGGTATAGCTAAATATGTCATTAATCAGAATATACTTTTACCATTTCTAAAACAATAGAATAAGTATCTCCTGAGCTATGACCTTTAGTGGTAAAAAGAATATCTCCATTTTTCCCACTCCCTGCGTTATTTGAAAGTCCACCAAAATCTTTAAAGTCCATATGTCCATTACTACTTTCAGCTACTTCCATAAGTAAAACATTGGTTGTAGCATTTAGAAATAACTGAACTGACATACCAACAACAGAATGACTTATTCGCATAACTCTTACTTCAGAGCAAGAAACTCCTCTTGAGTTAGCAGCTAAAGCAGACACATCTACTTTAGCTACTGCGGATTCGCCACTACCATCGCTGACATTGGTAAACTTCATAACACAATTTCTTTCACCATCAATGATGGTTTGTGAAGTTACTGCATCAGCCATAATTTACTCCTATTAAGATTGGTCAGTAAATGCTGGAACATCTGCACCTTCTTGGTTACCCCAGATGTACCAGTTAGTTGAATCTTTAGCTAAGACATTAATTTCAAATAAACCAAAATCAGTCAAAGTAAGAATGGAGTTTGAGTTACCATCAGCGTAAACAGAAACATTATCTGCATTAGAATCTAAATGTATAATTCCACCTATAAAGAAATTAGTGTCTGAACCTGTATCAATAATAAGGTTTTCTGCTTCTTCTGCTGCACCACCATAAATAAATTTAAAGTAAACGCCAGCAGCAGGACTTGGTAATGTAAGAGTTCTATTACCTGTAATAGCTGGAACTACATTAGTACGACCACCATTTGCTGTTGCTGTTAGTGTTGTATCTGCATCAGTTAAAGCTATAGGTGCAACCTTCATACCATCACCATCTAAAGTAAATTCAGTAGTAATAGCACCTGTTGTTGAATTTTTTGAAATGACTGTAAAGCCATTCTCAGACCTAACTGGTCCGTTAAAAGTTGTATTCGCCATGTTTTCTCCTAAAAGAAAGTATCTATCATCTTGGCAAGTCTGCTAGGGCAGTTGATAGACAAATTAAAAATTCCCTAGAGTAAAGAAAGGGCAGATAAACTGCCCTTTATAGTTCTATTCTTAGCTTGAACCGGGTGATCCATAAATTCCAAGAGGATCAGAAACTCCAAAGGAATATCTTTCTCTTGATTTATATCGAACATTACCAGTATCAAAATCGCCATCCATAGAAGTTTCCAAAGCTGTTCTTTGGAAATGCTTCATACCATTAGGTACATCAGTAATGATGAAGAATGCATTTGTATCTGTAAGATAATGGTTAACCATATATCCTTCAGGTATCGCACCATTGGTACGAATAGCATTAATATCATTATCTGCTGTGCTAACTCTGTCTTGCGATTCTAAAAGACGAGTAGCCACAAACTGTAAAGCTGGTGGAACAATTAGTCTTTTAGGTTTAGCTGCGATAAGCAGACCTCTTTGGTCTTTAAAAGCTGCGATATTAATGATTGCATCTTCTAAAGATGTTTCATTAAGATCAGCACCAGTTGATGGTCTATTGTCGTTCTTTCCACCATCTACAAGAAGGTGTCCATCTCCGCCAGTTACTCCATCACCACTTGCACTAAATAAGTTAATGCCATCGCCACTTTGAAATGAATTGGTAAATCCATTATTTAGTGGGAATGCTGCTTTTACTTGCTTAGTATAAGCCATTGCTCTTGCTAATGCTTTGGTATATCTAGCAGATAAAGAATCGTAGAGATTATCTTCGATTGCTTCTTCTGTAATTGCAAAGCCAAGTGCAATAGTTTCGTGGTTGTATCTAGCTGTAAAACTCTCTTGAGCACTATCATAATTGATAGCGGAGCCTTCTCCTTTTACAGTAGCTTGACCAAATCCACTTAACTGTACTTCTTCTTCGAATGAACGATCTGAAGATTCAGTTTCGTAGATCATAGT